ATAATTATCTTTCTTTGTTATCCAATACTCTTGCATATCTACTTGAGAAGTACCTAAATTTTTATTATGATTTGAAAATGTAGATGTTTTCCATTTTGCATTTTTATCAAAATGTTTAATGATGGTATTGCATAACTTAGGATCAACTACATTAGGATAATATTCTATGTAGTCGGTAATCTTATCTATATAATCATCAATAGATGGCGGATTGTAAGTCATGGTGTTCTCCCATCTGTCCTTTGATCTGTATATTCCAAGATATACTTATACGATTATTATTTGATAAATTTGGATCTACCCAATGCAATAACCATGATGGAAACATTATTACTCTATTCGGTTTAGAAACATAATGCATTAAATTAGAATTATTATGATTATATTCTAGTTGCCTCATTCGTAATACATCAGCTGCAGGTCTAGGGTCTTGAAAAAATATACCAGAACTTTCGTCAGAATGTAAATAATAAACTCCACTCCATACATTGTTTGAATGAGTGTGAGCTCTATGAGCTTCACCAGGTCCAAGTACAGTTGCCCACATACCTGATATAACTAAATTTTCAAGTTCAACATTATACTTTAATGTTTTTATGTTCTCTAAGTTCTTTTTTAAAACTAAATCTGCAAAAGGTTTAAATGCTTTTATATTATATAGAAAAGAATCTGTTTGAAAGTGAGAACTGCTTTTATCTCTTTTTACCCAACCTTTTTCAATGTGTTTTTTCATACCCTGAATAAGACCATCCGTATACTCTGGTCCTTCTAGTGAATTGATAAAATTATCGTCTATAAAAAGACTTGTTGGAAATATTTTTTGATGTTCCATTATATTGCTCCGCTAGTAAATTTTTTCCATTCGATAGCATTCTTAATTAAGAAAGTTCTATTGTTGATACTTCTCAATACTTGCTCTAGATATTTAACAACTACATTTAAGTATGCAACTTTTTGATCTGCCTTTTGTAGTTCTTCATCTGAGTCAATGTAGATATGAACATCTGCTTTCAATACTTTAAGATCAAATGGTTTTTCTTGATATACTGAAGCGTCTGCTTTACCAGTATAGTATTCCCACTTTTCTCTTACGAGTAGTTTATGGTCATATTCTGCCTTCTTTAAAAGTAAAGAAAACTTATTGAGATGTTGGAGATATTTGTTATGTAATAAAGGTATCTTAATAGACTCTGAATCTAATTCAGTATCATCTAATTTAAAATCCTGATTAACTTGTGTTTGTAATTCTTCTAATGTCATAGTATATATTATATCACCTTATCGGTGAAAAGTCAAGGTCTAGGTAGTAGAAATTTGTACTATATCGTAATTAAAATAGTTAAAACTTGCTGATACTTGCAAGTAATCCACATCGGATGCTTGTATATCATAGTTTAAACTACCGAGAGCAGTGGGATATAAGTTCTGAAATCTTATTTCTGTTTTAGCAACATTTTTACTGTTTAGTACGGTTAAAGTTCCATCAGAATATGTTCCACCTTCTGGGATAGGTTGTTTTATAGCAGTTCCTGTTGCCGCAGTACTTTCAAGTGTTCCTGGAAATGTGTCAGTACTTGATTGTGATAGATTTAAAAATTGAGTATGATTTTTTGGAAATCCTAAACCACTTATCCAGTCGTGTAGTTCTTTATAGTTGTTTAAATTTTCATCCACTAAAAATGATATGTCTAGACTGCCGTATGTAATAGTATCACCGGGTACAGGATAATCATATAGTGGTGTATTGATTGTTGCAGTCCCTAGTGATATAGAAGGTATGTTTGCCGTTTGACAAAAATACTCCACAAGTGGTAATTTAGTACATTTAAATCTAAACTGTATAGGACTTGCATAGTCCATAATCACAGGCTGTCTATTATTTACATTTGTTTCTGTCATATTACTATTTATAAGAGTTCCCTAGATAAAAAAAAAGGGGGCATAAAGCCCCCTCTTTAAAGTCTTTTACTTTGAAGTAAAATTACATAATGTTTGTAACTTTAACTCGTCTGTAATAAACATTTGACTTACCAGCAGCAACTGCACCAGAGTTATCTAGAGCGCCATCGCCATCAGTTGTTGCGAAAGGATTTTGAACCATTCCGTAACGAGTTTTGAAGCCAATTTTTGGTTGGAAGCTGTCTTGTCCAACTGCTCTCACCATTTGTAGTGGAACATATGGGCAATAGAACAGACCTGAATCATAAGGACTAGTTCCTTTATAACCTACAACATAATATTGACTAGCGGCAATATTCGCAGCATATGGATCAACATATACTTTGAATTTTCCGTTTAGAACACCAGCAAAAGTATTACCAGTATCGTCAACATTTAAGTTACTAGATAATGCAGGAGCGTAATCTAGTACACCAGCCATTTGTAAAGCAGAAGCAACATCAGCAGAAGTTATGATGATATTACCTTTACCTCTTCTTGTTTTTTGACCAATCGCATTAGCATCTCTTTCCAATTGGAAAAGAAGACCTTTGAATTTTTCAACTGACCAACGACCGTTAGAGTCTGTGTCAAGATCAAAAATACCAGCAGTTGTAGTATTTACTTCAGCACCTTTGTTAGCGTGTCCGTAAATAGTTCTAACTACTTCACGATTGATTTCAGCAAGAATTTCACTTGATAAGATGTTAGCAAGTTCTGTTTCTGCGTCTAATCCATGGATTGCTTTTAAATCTTGAGCAAGTTCCATAGTGTACTCAGCTTTTAGAGCACGAGATTTAGCAGTAACAGTTACTTTATCGATTGAGAAAGCCATTTCAGCAAACTCATCAGTACCATCACCTAGTGTTTCTGCTTGTGCAGTAGTAAATCCAGAACCAGTAGTGTAATCACCAGCACTTGGACTATCGTTTAGTGTAGCAGGGTTTGTACCAGCTTGTGCGTCTGGAGAACCAGAACCGCCAGCAGCATCACGAGCAGAAAAGTCTGTATCTGCTTCGTTAAATAGTGCTTCAGTACCACCTTGTGTTGCGAATCTTGACTTCATAGCGAAGATTAGTCCAGTTGGACCAGTCATCGGTTGAACGCCACAGACATCATAAGCGATTAAGTTAGGCATTGCTCTACGAACTAGTGATATTAATACTGGATCCCAGTTATCAATAGAACTACCAGTTGCGTTAAGCGGAGCAGCCTCTGTCATAAATGCTTTATCTTCTCTAACTGCTTTTTCTTGGTTCTCAAGAATAACAGTTGTAACAGCTCGTTTGTAAGAATCTCCGATTTTTGGCAAATCTGGATGTTCTAAGACTGGCTGCCACTTTTCTTGTAAATTTTCAGTAAGATACATTTTATTATCTCTCCTATTTAAAGTTTGTTATTTAAAAATTTAGTCACCATTAATATATGATTACTTAGTTTCACCATATTTAATGTCTTTTGTAATAGCGGCAGTGTATGCAGCCATAGCATCCGATTGACCACTAGTGAAATCACTAGGAACATTCGCCGCCACAGAATCAACAGAATTTTCTGTTATTTCTGATTTTGTTTTAGGGAAAAAAGATTCTTTAACAGTTTCTAGTTTTTCCTTAAATTTATCAGCACTATCGAAATCAACATTCTCAGCCATAGAAACAAATTTCTCTTTTTCTGTTTCTGCTAAATCAGCAGATACTTCAGAAACAAGACTTGCTCTTGTAAATTCAGAATTTGTTTTTGTTAACTCAACATTTTTTTCAATCTGTTCGTTTAACTTAGATTCTAAATCTTTAGTCTGATTAGTTAGATCGTCTAGTACATTGTATTTTTCTTCAGGAACATCAATATAATGTTCTTTGAATAAAGATTTAAGACCAGTAATAAAATCTTCAGCGATTTCAGTACGAATACCTCTTTCAACTGCTAATTCATTTTCTTTCATCCATTCTTCAACAACATAGTTTAGATATGAGTCAACTTTTTCGACCATAGCTTCTTTTACTGTTTCAGTTTCTTTTGAAAGTTTTTCTTCATACTGGGATTCCAAAATCTTTGTTTGTTCCTTAATGCGTGTTTTAACAGCAGTTTCAAATATTGTCGCAGCCTTGTCTTTAAATTCTTCAGATAGGTCAGCGTCAGCTGAAACTAATGCCTTAACATCAGCAGATAGATCAATTTCTGTTTCTTCAGATTCTTCAGATTCAGCAATAACTTCATCGCCTTCAACTTCAGTTTCTTCTTCTTTAACAGATGACGGTTTTAGATCGTTCGGTAAAGAACCATCATTCTCGTCTTTATTAACCTGATCCTTAACTTTTTTTACCTTTTTAGAAGCATCTGGATTAGTGTCAGTTGGTTTAACAACTGGTGCACCTAAATCTTCAGCATCATTTTTAAGGTGAGTAGGCTCAGAAGCTTCTGCGTCTTTAGTAACGACATTCTCCTCTAATTCTACTTCTTGTTTCATTTCGGTTTCAGACATTTGGTCTCTCCTTGATATTAAAAATTAATTAATTTTTATTTACTAATATTTATACAAATTACCATTTTCGTCCTTATTTTTCTGAATAAGTCCGCGTAGGTTTATAGTTTGTTAATAAAATCAGTAAATATTTTTGACTTTACTTCTGCCAATTCTTGGCGTTTAGTTCGTTCAATTTCTTCTTTATATTCTTCAACTGACTTACTTTTC